GTGAACTCTTATGCTACAGTCGTAGCAAAACAGAGACGCCGCGCGACGCCCTACGGGTTTGGCCTTAACGAGGCGTCATTTACTGACGCTCAGTGGGCCATCCTAGGAGCTCTGGGTTTATCTAGAGCTCCAAAGGCACTGAGGCATGCAGAGTAATCCTCTGCGCCCTCGGTGTACAGGGATCCACAACCGTGGGTTCCTCCCCTAACTGCAAGGAACGTTGCTGTGGCATTCTCAGATCCTCAATCTGTAACAGTCTCAGGGACGGCGATTTCGCTTCCGCGAACGTCGTCCGGTGTGGCCCAGGGTGGCTTTACAGCCTCTGACGGCCTCACTCAGCTGACGGTCTCGCATACCTATGGTAAGCGGTACCGCCGGATGCTGAAACTGACCCAGTCGAAGGTCTCGGCCGATCCTCTGATCCCTTCTCAGAACGTGCGCAATAGCCAGACAGTTTATCTGGTTACTGACACGCCTGTGAATGGTTTCACGGTCGCCGAGTCCAAAGCATTGGTGGACGCCTTTGTGGCGTACCTCACTGCTTCGTCTGGGGCTCGAGTCACCCAGCTCTTGGGTGGTGAGAACTGACAAGTTCTCAGATCTGAGGCGTCACGGCTAAGGATTCGACGACCCCCTCAATTGGAGGCATCGATGAAAAGCCTAATGACGCTCCTGCAGTTGGTCCTGAGTGAACTCGGGACCAGATGCGGCACAAGCACCACTCTTGACTGGAAAACCATCAAGAGTCGGTTCGAACACGAGTCGCTATCGTTCTTGACGATAACGATGCCGGCCTTTTGTCAAGACTTCCAAAAAAGTCTTGAATTAGGCAAGGTAGGTCACGACTCCTTTTCCGGTTTCCGGAAAAGGGGCGGGCTCCCCCTATTTCTAGGAGGTTTCCTTGACCTTGTGTTCGAACGCGGTAGTGCACGGTTGCTTCCAGATCCTTCTGTCGAAGCGATCTTCGCGATACGTCAGATAACTCTGATGTTCAAGAAGATCCTAGTTGACTGTAGTCCCAAAAGGACTGAGTCAGCGTTTCAGAAGTATCTAGAAGTTGAGCAGGACGTACGCCAGGCCGACATGAAATTACTGTCGGAACCTCACGATCTCCTCTCGTTCGAGAGGATCGGTAGGCTGCTTTGGACCGACTTTTTCCAGTCGGTGGACAACCGTATCTACAACGATACGGTCGTGCCAAAGCATGGCCCAGGCGCCACTGCTGACAAGCTTCGCGGCAACGCGAAGTATGTACAGCGAGTGTGGACTCGTCGACTGGAGGAGGTATTCCCGTATGGGATCTATCTCCTTCCAAACCCTTCCATTGAATTTATGGAGAGGTATGACGAGATTACTGTCCTGGATCCTGGGGACGAGATGCCCGTAAGGGTTATCGATGTCCCCAAGACGCTGAAAACCCCACGAATCATTGCCATCGAACCTACCTGTATGCAATATATGCAGCAGGGGGTTCTCACGGTAATGATGGAAGAGATGCCGCGATTTGACCAAATGCGGCATTTCGTAATGTTTGAAGAGCAAGAGCCAAACCAACGGCTCGCGCTCGAGGGCTCCATTAGTGGAGCGCTCGCCACACTGGATCTCAGTGAGGCTTCGGACAGGGTTTCCAATCAGCATGTACGCCTCCTAGTTGGCAAATATGGTGCGCTTCGGCGCGCCGTAGATGCAACCAGGTCGCGGAAGGCTGACGTTCCTGTCAAGAACGGATCAAAAGTAGTATCGATCCGTCTTGCCAAGTTCGCGTCTATGGGATCGGCTCTATGCTTTCCTTTCGAAGCAATGGTGTTTATAACCATTATCTTCCTAGGGATTGAACGGAGCCTCAACCGGCGCTTGACCATGAAAGACGTTAAGTCTTTTTATGGCCGGGTGCGAGCCTACGGGGACGACTTGATTGTCCCCGTAGAGCATGTGCAATCGGTGATTCAGGCGCTCGAAGATTTTGGTCTTCGAGTGAACCATGATAAGTCTTTCTGGAACGGTAAGTTCCGAGAAAGCTGCGGAAAGGACTACTATGACGGGCGTGACGTTCAAGTCACGTACGTGCGTAGGTTCCTCCCTGAATCAAGACAGCAAGCAGAAGAGGTGGTCTCAGCCGTAGCTCTACGCAATCAGCTATTCCAAGCTGGATTCGTATCTACGGTAGAGTTCCTTGACAAACTGATCGGGCGGTTAATTCCGTTCCCAGTTGTCGAGGCGACATCCCCTCTTCTTGGCAGACTGTCGCACGGCCCTTATGAGGCCGAGTGGACAGACCACGAGCTCCATCGCCCCATGGTCAGGGGAGTGGTTCTCGTGCCTAACCGTCGTGAGTCGTTACTCGACGGCTATGGTGCCTTGCAGAAGTTCTTTCTGCGGGTCCACGCTAGG